CAACTAACTTTGGTTTGCTAGAATTATCTGAAAATTTAGCAGATTATTTTAATTTAATATCAAATGATGAAATTAAATATACTGCATCCCAATTTTTAGAAAAACCTTGTATTATTGATGTAGTTGGAGAATGCGTTGAAACAGGAGAAATAATAGAATGGAAAAAAAACAAATGGAAGATAAAAGTACCTAAAAATATGTGTAATTTACAAGCATATTACATTCGTCAAGGTGTTTCGCAAGGCAAGGTAAGAATTGCTAAAAAGTTAAATGTTGCAGGAACAGCAGAATATAATTTCTCAATTGTAAAACAAAAAAAGACTAATAAGCTTTTTTATGGTTATTTAAAACCGCTATCAAACGGAAAATTTAATATTTGCGATTTTTCAGTAGTCTCAGGCCAAACAGAAGTTATACACCCAAACATAGAAATAACGCATAAAACAAAGATAATAGACACTATTTCAACAAAAGACAGCGATTGGATAAATTAATCTAGTTATCATCTATATTAACTAAGTTGACTTTTAGTTTAATATAAATTATTGATTTGTTATATGACGAATCAACTTAAAATAATTGGTCAGGCATATAAAAGCTTTGGATTAAAACATACATCCAAATCTACCGCTACCCTTCCGCATAATATTAGATTTTTTAAAAAGCATTGTTTGACTTCTAAAGAAGCAAGTAAGCTATCAAATGCATCTTTACATGGTGGAACTGTAATTCATTTAATTGTGCAAGAATGCTTAACAAATAATGTTGATATAGATGCTGCTATGAACAAAAAAGAAATTAAAGATAAAATAAATTTTTATGAACCATACAGCGAAAAAGATAAAAAAAAATATGATATGATATTAAAGTTTGCAAAAGAAACAGCAAACAATCATTTAGAAAATATAAAAGAATTGCCTGAACAATCTTGGCAAGATGAAACTGAATTTACTGCATGGACTCCGCCAGTACAAACTTATTGGCTATGCTACATTGATTTAATTGGTAAAACACACTTTGGTGATTTAAAAAATAAATTTGGATCTGTTAGAGAAACAAAAAAAGGCACTAGTTATTCTGCTGTCAAAATTCCTGATAGACCATTTTTTTCTGATTTACTTCAAATTGCTTTATATAAAAAAGTTTGTCCAATAAAACCTTTTTTATCTTACGCAAGTCATACAGATAGAAAATTATTTACAGAGAAAAATTGTGAAGATTTGCATGAAAAAAATTTAGAAAAATATTTAAAACAATTAATGATCTATGAGATAGCCTGGCAAAAGAAGTTGGAATGTGCCAATGGTGATTTACAAAAATTAGCCTGGTTATGTCCTCCAGATTATTCAGATATTAAAAAAGGCTCTTTTTGGTGGGAGGGAGTACCGAAAGAATATATTGAAAGATATTTTAAATATTATGACATCAAAAAAAATTGAACAAGGAATTATTAAACCACTTAGACAAAGGATAAAAGATTTGGAAGAAATAAATAATTATCATCAAAAAGAAAATGGCAATTTAAGAAATCAATTAGGTGAGAAACAAAAAACAATTGAGGAGCTTTTAGAAAAAATAAATAACCCACTAAAGAAAATGAGAGAGGATGGAATAATATGAAACAAGCAGCATTATCAAAAGCAATAACAGAATTTAGAAATCAAATTGATAATTCTGATTATGCAAATTTAGGAGCTAAAGGAAAATATTTAACTGTACCTTATAGAATAAAATTTATTAGAGAACATTTTGGAGAAAGAATTTTAATACAAACAGAAAGCCATGAGTGTTCTGACAATATGTTTAGATTTAAAGCAAACATATATCTTGATGGTCAACTCATTTCTGTTGGAGAGTCAAAACAAAATATTAAAAAAGATAAGGAATTTGAAAAACAACAAACTGTTGCAATAGGTAGAGGACTTAGTTTTGCAGGATTCTTTGGAGACGAAATAGCAACCGCAGAAGAAATGGAACAATTTTTAAAACCTTCAAAACAACCTGCAAAGCCAGAAGTAAAAGCTGAAACCGCAATTGACGTAAGTGCTTTTGCTGATGAATGGATTAATAAAATGGCTATGCAATCAAAAAATTCTGTCTCTCAAAAAACTTATGAAGAAGGTATGTTGCGTTTAAGAGAAGAATATCACAAAGAATTACATCATATTTCAAATGATCTCATGCTCCAAAATAAGATTGATGAAGCTGAGAGCAGATTTAAACAACAAATAAATGAAAGGAAAGCTAATGGCGGACTATAATAACAAAGGGAGTTTGTGGAAAAGAAAATCTAAACCAGATGATAGCCCAGAAAAAAAATATCCACAGTATACAGGTAATTTTACAGATGCAAACGGAACTGTAAAAAATGTTGCTATGTGGATTAACACTAACAAAGAGAAGGACACACAGCCTGATATTAGTTTTACAGTATCAGATAAATTAGAGAAAAAATAATGAAAGAACAAGTAAACCCTGATTATTATAAAAATAAAAATATTGAGACTTATGAAGCTATTAAGTCTCAACTAACACCAGAAGAAATTATTGGTGGTCATAGGTGGATGATTTTAAAATATGTTATGAGAATGGGTGATAAGCATGGCGGATCACTTCAGGCTTGTAAAATGGATATATCAAAGGCTCATTGGTATATTGAAAAACTCATTCAATATTTTTCAGATTTAGAAAATCAGGGTTACGAAATTAAACAAGCTGACAATGTTGCAGATTTATTTAAGGACAAACAATGAAAAATGGTAATGGACATAAAATATATTTTTCTGAAAAAAAATTTAAAGTTTTAATTTTTATCAGGGATTTTATAAAAAAATATGATTATAGCCCAACTCTATCTGAACTGGCAAAACATTTTGGCTACAGTAGAGCAAGAGCAGGAGCTATTGTAAGAGACTTGTATAAAATGGGTTTGATATACAAGGGAGAAAGCAATCATAGAAGAATAAGAATGACAACAAATCAATTAAAATCTGTAAAAGATTTAAAATTTAACAGGGAGTTTCAAGCTCATGCCTAAAGTAGAAAAAGAAAGCTATTTTGAAGTGCTATGCAAAGCACAAGAAGAATTTGATAATGTAGAAGAAGCTACGCAATCAAATAGACCAAGCGAAAATGCTGAAGTCAAAGTCTTAAATGTCAATATTACTGACACTAAGATTAAATTAAAAAAGGAGCAACAAGAAGCGGATGTTGAGCAACAGCAAAAGTCTCAAGTATGACAAAATGAAAGAGCTTTTTGAGAAAATTTATGCAGGTAAGGACACTAGACAATGTGTTTGCAGATTAAGGCATAAAAAAAAGTTTGATCAATTGTATAGAGAAGTTGTCAAAATTGAGAACAAAGAAGCTAGATTTTTGTATGGTTAGGTAAACCATAACTAAAAGTTGTAAAAAACTATAGGCTACTTGTCTGCCCAAACTAAGGAGAGAGAGTGAGAACAATATTATCAACATTTAAAAGTGCTATGAAAGCTCCTCAATATCAAAATCTTAGTAGTCAACAATTAAAAATATATGAGTCAGGTTTTAGAAATGGATTTAAACTTGCTAACTCAGAATTTGACAAAAAAACTAAAGAATTAAAAACAATTATAAAACAATTAAAAAAACCAACAATTGATATTAATAAAATAAATTTAAAAAAATATGCTACCCCTAATGACATGCAAAAAGTTATTAAATGGATAAGTAAAATATTTGAAGTAGATCAAAACACAATTTTGAATAAATCAAGATATGTTGATAATATTAAATTAAGATCACTTGCTATAAATATTATTTATGAAAATTTTGATGTAAGCACACCTGCACTTGGTAGATTTTTTAGCATGGATCACACAAGCATATTACATCATATAAACAATAGAATTAATTTTAAGAGCTGTTGGAAAGTTAATTCTATTCTATGGAAATATTATAATGAATTTAAATATTAAAAATTTTACAGAATTATTAGGTTTAAGTTGGAACACCTGATAATCATTCATTAATGCTCTAAGGAATGAAATAAAGTTTCCAACAATCTTGATGTAATGATGATGATGACAACTGGGGGGTTTATACCCCCCTTTGTCTTAATTCCAAGTAATATTTTCTGAAAATTCTTTTTGTTTAATATTATGCTCAAAAGGAGCTATATAAGTTTTATTTACAAAATTAATATCTTTATCACCTATATAATGTGCCAATTCTAAAGCATTGTTAAACTTACCAAATGCTGCAAAGTAAGTTGTTCTATAATGCCTAAATGCGTATGATTTTCTTGCAATTGGAAAATCTTGATACTCAGGTCGCATTTTTTTAAATGCCTTGTTTATGGCTCTTATAATGCGTTCTACGCATACATATTTAGACTTACTATTAAGAAATAGCTTATCTTGTAGGTCTGGCAAGGAATTGACATGATCTAGTATGTGGTCTTTCAAAGATGCTGATATTTCAACAATTCTTTCACCTTGATCTGTCTTAGTTTCTCCAAGCTTTTTATGTCTTTTGACAGCTTTGTTTATATTTATCTGCAAATTATTAGACTTTAGAAATAATAAATCTGATCTTTCTAAGGCTCTTATTTCACTAGGTCTAGCAGCAGTTTCAAGCAAAAGCATACATATCAGCTTATCTATAGGATTGTTGATTTTATAGATAAGTTCTTGCATGACCTCAAAAGTCCAATGGCCAAAATCTATTTTTTTTCTTTTTTTATTAGAAGTAAAAATATCTGTAAGATAATTAATATCTTTTGTAATGTTGTAATCTAATTTACCCTTGTCTGCTGAATAAGAGATTATGTTTTTAAAATGATTAAATATCTTAATTATTGTTTTACCATCTAATTGTTTAGTTTTTAGGCTATCAACAAAATCAATAACAGTTTGTTTTTCAATTAATCTTACATCTTTGTTCTTAAAGAATGGGTAAATATGACATTTGTAAAAGCTATTATAATCTTCAATTGTGCTTTCGCTAGTCTTGCCGATATTTCTTTTGTAATTTAAATGAGAATTGACAAAGAAGTCTTTAGCTTCATCAAGAGTAATCTCTTTGCTGTGAGTCTTGACAAAACCCTTATCTTTGAATTTTTTCTCAATCTTCTCATTGAGCAAAGATTTATTTGGTGCTTGTAAAAAGGCTTTAGATCCGTCAGGTTTTTTGTATTCAAACCTTGCAATCTTTTTACCTTTTTTATTAGTCGTAAAATGTATGTTATAATTGATCATATTCTCTCCATTAACTTTGTTATCATTTGGTTATACCATTGTTATCATCTATTGCAACTAATCAATTGACATAACTATGCAGAAAATATGAAAAAAAAACTATGTAAAAACTATGGAAAAATTATAAAGTTTGAATTTTTAGCCATAATTTAGGCACAAAAAAAGTGGCTCTTATACTAAAATTAGTATAAAAGCCTATATATTTTACTATGCCCTTGTAGCTCAGTTGGTAGAGCAATTGATTTGTAATCAATAACTTGCCACAATCTGAACTAATTTTACTGCTCTTTTTAATATCAACTATGTAATAACTATGCATTGATCGTCAACAGATCAATAACATATTGTCCATAACATAGTCAAGCCCACCCAAACCCAATAGCAAAAGCTATTACTGATCTGCTAAACAAGTAGATCAACCTATTCTGTTATTTAAGACCAAGCTTTTCAAGTTCTTCGTCTATTTTAGATAATTCTGATTTTTTTTTATCTGTATTTATCTGTATTACATTTTTAAATTTTTCTTCATCTTCTTCATTTTTACCTGGAAAAAATTTACTTAGTAATTCTTTAAATCTATTTGCCATTATTCCTCCTATGCAAATGTTTTGACGTTTGTTGGTTTTTTACCTGATGCACCCCTTTGTGCTTTTCTTTTTCTTGTGACAGCACTTCTTATTTGTGATGCAGTCATTCTTCTAGCTTTAGCAAGGGGAACACACTTAGGATATTTGGATTTTCTATCTTTCTCAAGTTTTGACCTTCCACACTTTGCAAAAGATCCGTCTTTTTTTTTTGATCCAATATCAACCCAATTTTGTTTAAACCATTTAGTAAGTCCGCCACTTGCTCTACTCATGTAGTTCTATAACCCCCACCCCTTTTTTTGTAAGTTCTAACAAGCCATGCATTAGCATAAGCTGATGGATAAACCTTAAATTTTTTTTTTGCTTCCGATTTTACTCTTGCATAAAGTTTCTTGTTAGTTGGTACGTTGGCCATATTATTTCCCTACTAACCTTTGTGCTTTTTTATGTGCGGCTGTGAATGATTTACCCATTCGCATTTCTTTTCTCATCATGGCCATGTGCTTTTTTGAGTGATGAACAGAGTGTTTTTTAAGTGTATCTTTTTGTCTTTTAGTAAGTGTTTTCATTAAACTACCTTTCTTTTTGATTTTCTAAGTTTTGCAAAGTCAGCACCAGTTATTTTATTTCTAGGTGCAGCTACTCTTGCAATCTTCATTTGTTTTTTGCTATATTTCTTATTTTTACCTTTAGGCATTTTTCTCCTGTTGTTTGATGTAATCCGACCTATCACAATCAAAGTGTGAATATGTTTTATTTAAAAAAGCTAAGAATGATTGATCATTTGTAATTTCTTTCTGACAAACTTTACAATAATCAACAAACATAACTGTTGTTGGTTTTTTCCAAGTTTTTTTTGCCATTTAGCAATTCCATTTTCTTAATGCTTTGTTAATCCTTGAATTAGGATCTCTTGCTGTTTTCTTTGATGTAAGCCTTTTCTTCATTCCAAGCATTCTGGCACAAAAGCTCTTTCTACGATTAGCAGCTTTGCTACCCTTTTTTAATTTACTTGGCTTTGTTGTGACAGGTGCTTTTAGATTGCCGCCTGTAGCTCTATTGTAAGCTGCTCTACCTTTAGCATTGAGTCCGCCAGATTTTGACTGACCTGCTTTTCTTTGCCAAACAGGAGTAGCCATTATAACATTACTTTAGGTTTTGGATTAGGAATAATAAGTTCGTTGCAATCAAACTTTAAATAAATTTTATGCTCATTAATTTCTTCTTGTCCTATCTCTACAGTTTTTTCATGAGATTTCATGTAGCCATCTAATAAACAACTGTAAACGTCATCATAAGTTACAGGAAAATCATAAGGAGACATGCAGATATTAGCTGATGCTGAACACATAATTATTGATAATACGAATTTCATTTATTATTTTTTACCTTTAAATATTTGTGTTCCTTTAATTCCATAAATACTTGCCACAACAAGAATCCATAAATTTGTAAACCAAGATGGCAATTGTTGAAATTGATCAAAAAACATTTTTATTTTTTCAGAGGCTTGTGGGTCATCACTAAACACACCCCAAGCGATCACCAATATCGGCAACGTTAAAATTATAAGTACTGCTTCGTCTTTCCAGTCCGATTGTCTTGCTTCTAAAAGTTTTCCAGAATATTCAAGTTGGCCTGTAGCCATTTTTTCTGCATGTTTAGCTTGTGCATCAGCCATCATCATTTGAGTTTCTTTTTTCTTCTTATAAATGTGACTTCCTGCTTGAACAGCTAATTTTAATGCACCTAAAATTGGAAATGCCATAATCCTCCTAAAGTTTTGCTGATTTCATTTTACCTGCAAGTTTACCTGCTCTATAAGGTACTTGCCTTGCGTAAAGGCTGTCTAAAATTTGATTTCCTGCTTCTTCGTAATCCTCATTGTCCAAAGCTGCCAAGCATTTTACAAATTTCATAGTTCTTGGCATACCTATATTGAAAACTAATTCTATAATTACTTCTCTTGCGATATGGTTTACTGGCTTACCTTCTAAAATTTTATTTGCATCAGTAAGTGCTATGTTAAAATCCTTATCAAATACTTCTTCTAAATATTCTTTTTCGTAAATTTTGCCATCAACCCAATTATCCTCAACGCATAAATGTCCATAGCCTACTGTTCTCTTTCCCAAAGTATCTAAATAAACAGTATCTCTATAACCTTCATGTTCTTTGATCTGATTTTTTAAGTCGTCATACATAAGCAATTATCACAAGCACAAAGACCATATCTGTCTGAGTGTAACTCATCAGCACAATGGCATTTGTGAAAGCACTTTCTACAAATTTTTTTAATTTTTCTTTTTATTTTTCTTGGCTCACCAAAATAAAGTTTGTCCATATAGTCAATAAATTTTTTAAAATAATCTTTAATCATTTATTATCCTTAATATTTTTTTCTGACCCATATAGATTTCTGTTTCAGCTTTTACAACTTTACAAGAAAATACAACTCTTTCTGGATTTACTTCTCTTTGAGCAAGTCTTTTAGATTTAAGACACAAACTCATTTTGTCTTTATAAACATGCTCAATAATTGATCCGTTCAATGTTAAAATGAGAGCCACCACAGTTTCAATCATTGTCTAAAACCTTTCCCTTATTCATTCCTTCTTTGATTACATATTTTTGAGTTCCGTTAGCTCCAATATTTACTTCTTTTCTAAGTTCTGTTATTAATTTTTTTTCAAATTGTTTTTTTTTAACATCTTTAATATGGTTTAAAATTTTTCTATTAATTCGTTCCATTTAATTTTTTTTGTAGCATATCGACCTGTTCTTTAAGGTGGTCTATATTTACTTTGTTATATCTTGATGCTTCAATTTCTTTTTCTATACTTTCAATTTGACCTGCAATATGTTCAATAAGCATAAACATTTCTAAATTCTTTGGCTCTTGTTCTGCTTTTTTTAAAAGGTCGGCAGCAAAAAGAGTATCTGCTGTTTCAAGTTTTGATAATCTTTCTTGAATTGTAAAAAACCCATACAAACCTGTGCAAATTATAAAAATTAATGCAATTAAATTTCTAATAGGTAAGCTCAAATTTGTAGATTCATTGAGTTTAATTTGTCTCATGGTCAATCATTAATAATTTAATATTTAATTTTTTTTGTAATTCTGTTCTACCTCTACCAATAGTCTTTTTGTAA